CTCCACGACCCCAGAAACGTCCGGGAACAACGTCCCAAGGAAACGCTACAATAGGACGGTCTTCCATCATATAAGGGTTAGCTTCAGCTTTAAGAAGTATACCGCCATTAGCAACCACCACAACAGCTTCTACGTAACGTGAGCTTGAGTCTTCCTCTGCTACTTCTTCTTCGTCATCGTCGCGTGTCGCTGAATCTAGAAGTTCTCGCGGCACTAAACCGTAGTATTTAGTTAAACGTACTTTGTCATCGTTGTAGATTGTTATGTCTTGGTCAGGTTCCAAGTCAGTATCAGGAGCGGCAGGACCAACATATACGTCACGGTATACTCCTTGTTCTTGCAAAAGCTCTACTTGGTGTAAGCTTACAAACTCGTCAACAGCAACACCCATAGCGTCATCTACAGATGTAGCTACAGGATCAATCAAAAAGTTTTGAGGCAATACAGGTTTAAGTTTAACTACAACACGGTTAGTAACATTAACACCAACGGCTTGAAGGTCTCCACCCATAATGTCTTGAGTAGCTGGTGCCATTTCTTTCATTTCTTCAATGACTATTTCACCAACACCTGTACCAAAGACTGCTGCGTTAATAAGACATTCAGCAACAGACTTACGTACCATGCAGTTTTCAAAGTCTTCAGTCAGTTTGTTACGTAGGAACAATACGTCTTCTTTTTGCGTATCGCCCATGTTATCGCTAATATCAAACCACTTACCACGTCCAAACGTAGCTTCTTCTAGCTCTGCTACATTTGACTCAACAGCTTGTTGAAGTGCAGGAGAAATAATACGGGAACGCTCAGACCGACGCTCGCTGTCAGAAGGATCCCAGATGCCACGCCACAGTCTATAATATTCTTCAAATCTTGCTTCATAATTACTTTCGTAGTAATCCCTCCAATCTTCGCACTTAGTTATAACCCAATCTTCAATTGTTTCTTCGACCATTAAGGGTTCATTTTCATAAAAATCTGTCATATTAGTATCCTGCTACCACGTCTAAAATTTCATGGTCTTCTATTTCGTAGTCGTAGTCATACGCTACATTAGCCAATTGATCAATATACGCTAAAGCGTCTATCAAGTCGTCGTGCGTTAAAGGATCTGGGAACTGAAACAGCTGATCTAAAAACCTACTATTCCATTCGCCCTTGTTTAATGTAATGTAACCGTTTTCAAAGCGTCCTTGTAATGCCCACATTACCCTGTCAGTCTTTTTCTTGTTACCGTGTGTTAACTCTTCTACTCTAAAAAATGTACCATAGCGTTTCATAAGGTCTGCCAGAGGAGACATTACAGCCTGTTTAGCAATACCTCTTTCGATTCCAACCGACACGGGACGGTAATCTCTAACGGCCTGAAATATCTTAGCTGCTGTTTCGTCAAGTGACCATCTACCGTATATGATATTGTCAACATACCAACCATGCTCACTGACCTTAACCACGGCGATGGCTGTGTCGTCAAGCTTAGAACTTTTTGTTTTCTTTTTGTTAACTTCTTCAAAGCCTGCCAAGTCAACAGCAATGTAATAATCTCCTATTTCAGGCTCGTCATTGCTAAAAGAGACCCAGTCTTCTTTAAACATTTCTGACCCACGAGCTTCAAACGACGCCATAAATTCTTGACGGAACGCATAGCTCGACATACTTCTCTTCGCAATATCAATTTCTGACGGGTCAAGTAAAGGATTATCGTAAGATGTAAAATGCCAAGCCTTGTACGTAGGGTCATCATCTAGCTCCGCATATTTGTAAAGTTCATAAAAGTGGTTGCGACCCATAGGTGTTCCTATAAACATCGCACATCCCTTTTGATCCGCCAAAGCAGGTCTCAAGATCTGCTCAAATACCTCTGGCTTCATGTCAGCGTATTCGTCCATGACTAGAAACTTAAGGCTGACACCTCGCATTGTCTCTGGTCTGTCTGCACCTTTGAGGCTAATGGTAGCACCGTTGACAAGCTTAATTTGCAGATTATTAATGTGACTACCACTAATGACAGGGTGGCCCAGCTCAAGCAGGGTTTGCCACATAATGTCTCTGGCTTGTCCCTGAGTAGGTGCGACGTAAAATACATGGCCTCTGTCCGCCTGTAGTGCGTTAACTATTAACATCCACGCAGCTAACCTAGACTTACCTGTACGTCGTCCAGCAGCTACTATTTTAAATCTTGTTTCATCTGCCCAAACATCTTGCTGCCAAGGCAGTAGTTCTATATTAAGATCCATTAAAGTTATTAAACACCGCTGGTGCTTCTAACAAATCAAATGTAACAACTACCTCTACGTTACCTGCACTACCACTAGACGCTTTAATAATGTCTCCCGGCTGTAGAACAAACACGGCATTACCGTCAATCAGCAGGTTTTCCTTCGAGGATATGTTAGTGCCGTTGTAAATATACACGTCTGTAGTCGGGCTAGGCTTGTCTACAAACAACGTAATGTCATTGGTTGAGTTGTGTAGATTAGCTATGAATGCCATGTTCCAATGAGCCACGTAACCAGCAGGTATTTCTACAATTGTCTGCGTACTAGTATCTGTTAGGTTCTTGTTCTTTGTATATAACATTAGTAAGTCCACATAACAGGAGTTGTACCGCGAGTATCAACGTGTACAAAATCAGAAGCAATCCCTATTCCTGTAAATCCTAAACGAATAGCATGCGTTACAATCTTAAGGCGAAACACGGCGTTTGTTATTTTTATGTCCGCCGCGATGCCCTGCGCGTGAGTGCCGGGTACGTCTTTCTTAGCCTCTATCGGATGCTCAGTAGGGTGTCGGTACCCACTGGTAATCTGGAAAGGAAAACCACACGCCTCACGTAACTCATCCATCTTCTCTAAAAAGTCTCGCTCCATGTTATTGGTGCCAGTGACTTGACAGTTAAACTCTGAAGGATCAAAATGTTTAAGATTCATCGACTACTTCGCCTTCTATAATGTCGCTAGACGTAGCAACTGTTGTAGGTTCACTTACATCTACTGTACCAACACCACTAATGTTAATCTGAATGGCGTTACGACCACCATCCTTAACAATATCCTTTTCAAACGCTGCAACGGGCAGTATCCTGTCCATAACAAGCTTCCATGCTGCTGCTTGATTCTTATGATCATGGTCAAGAGCTGCGTCAAAGATAGTGTCTAACACCTTTCGGGACTTTGGAGACGCTAACATACGTGCTTTGTATTCGTTAATGACGGCAGCGTCACCCTTCGGGCGACCAACAGCGTTGCGATTACCTTTTTTTACTGTTGTAACGTCACTTTTACGCGGTCTTCCACGCTTTCGGCGAGGAGGATTATCAACATCTGACATACATACCTCTTATAAGACTCTTTAAAGTCTCGTTACCGTTCTTATATGACATACATTTAATAATTATCATATAAAATTTATCTTACTCAGCGCGGTAAAGAATCTTTAAAGACATAATATACTATTTATTGTACCATACTTTTAGGGATTTGTCAAGCATTATTTTTAACAAGACTACACTGTCCTTTAAACTGTACCAGCACGGTCCAGATTCTGAACCGATCATGTTATTGATTTATATATTGTTTCTTGTTAGATAACTAGGGGTTATTTTAAGGTCTAATTTGACTCTTTTTTGTGTCTAGGTAGCAACATACAGCACAGTTATCAGCATAGTCCCTCCCCGCCCCCGATAACGACGACGAAACGGCGCAGTCAGTTCCAAAACAGAACCTACTCAGTACCAAAATAGAACTGCAAAGGTGAGGTGTGAGAGTCTATGTGGGACCCTATAGAGCTGTATAGATAAACAGTATTGACACTGTATCGCAATCATGCTAGGTCAGAGCAGTATTCATTCCGTGAATGGTTTTTGAAAACAATATTTAAAATCAATATTAGACATTCTCAAAAGCTTCACCTAAAGTTACTTACATCAACAACGCAACGGAGAAACACCACATGACATACGACGAAGCAATGGAAGGACACGACGTATCAGCAAAGCAAGCCAAGGCGGAGGTGTTAGCGCATGGCGTAGACTGGGCTGAGTTTGTAGAAGAAGTGGGAAGCAAATCAGTTTATAAATCAAACGAAGTTTTAGAATGGTTGGGTTACTAAGGAGAAATGGCGATGAACTATCAAGAAATTCAAAACGAAGCAGAAGAGATTGCACAAGCAATCATTGCAGATATTGACACTTACGGAGGTGACGCTGAAGAACTGATTCACCAAGCTTGTGACGGTAATATGTACGTTATTTATTACAGTCGAGCGTGGGACATTGTCTCAAGTGTTCGCCTCTACGATCACAACTTATTCACCGACGCAGAGTGTAGTGTCTCAGGTATGTTAGACGGTAGCGAGAACCTCGACCAGCAAATAACTGTTATGGCTTACGAAATACTACGAATGGCGGTGACTCACGAATACGAGAAGTTCACTTTGGAGGCGGCGTAATGAACAACGAAGAAACGCAGACATTCAACGATGACAGCTTTGAAGAGTGGCTCAAGACTTGCCCAATACCCGACGCAGAGTTTGTACTTGACACTGACAATTACGGCTTTCGAGCGAAAGTTACCTTTGTAATCGAAGAAGAGGAGTGCTTCTAATGATTTATTACCCTTGCCAGATAACAGGCAATGACTACGACGTGTTCAAGGTAGCGACTGCGTCACGGCTTGCTAACCATCCCGACGAACCTTCATGGGGCGTGTACAGCATTCAAATATGGACAGAGGAAGCGTCTGATTACATCACGGCAGTCTTATGTGATTGTGACGTAGAGGATGCACAAGACCGCGTATGGACTCACAGAGGTAAGATGTACGCATGGGAAGGAACAGAAGAGGTGACAGCATGAACCCAACACTACTTGACATTGCAATTCTGTTTAGCTTCGTGCCAGTATGGGCTGGCCTTTGCTGGGCTTATGAGAACTGGACAGATCCACGAGCGAGACGCAGACGCAAGCGTAAGGCACGACGCAAGGCACTACGCAGAGACTTACAGCGACAGGGGAGGTTATTGAAATGATTTTATACGCGGACGAGATTTATACGGAGGCTACGACAATGGGTATAATTGAAAAGGTAATTCAGCAGATAAAAGAGGATCTACAATTTGGGGACTTGTCTGCGATTGAGGAGCTATTAAGCGGGCTTCCTCCGGAGCACCTTACGGCGTTTTTAGAACAGGACTAGGGGGAGGTTGATGCGATGAAGATTACAACGGCTAAACGGTATTACAAATACGTGACAGACTTTGGCAATAACGGACTCGTTATCGAGACGGACAGACACTTGATCGACTTGTACTTCACTGGTACCTTTAGATTATCCACAGCATACGTACCGGCAGACGAATACAGCGGAGCCAGTTACATTGCATGGATAGGATGGTTACATATCGAAGTGACAGGACAGGCAACACTTGAGGCATAGATGGCAGACAAACGGAAGTACCACGGCAGCCCCGCAGATTATCACATGACGCAAGAAGAAGTAGCGAAGGCGTTAGGACTGCATCGCATAACCGTGCAGAAGATTGAGCGGGACGCATTGAAGAAACTTAAAGAGATGGGAAAGCTACAGCGTTTCATAGACGCAAAGGAGTGAGACATGAAACAACCAGAGAACGATCACACAAAGATGTTTGGCAACGATGGACCCGTTGGTAACGACGCAGAGATAATCGTGTACTACGAATACAACGGACCGGCGGAGCCAGTGTTACGCATACCCTTCTGGTACTACAAAGAAGAGCTAGGAATGTTTGAACACTTCGAGGCGGCTGTACATAGAACAGCGAAGGCACTCAAAGAATCCTACACGTACTGGCCTGAAGGTTATATACACGTTCAGACAGTTATCAAGGATGAATATGTGAACATGATTTAGGAGAGAGACATGATTGGTGTTAATACAACATATGTAGTTGAGTTATACGACGATGTATGGTCGCAGGTATTTACAACGGACGACGTAGGCGAAGCGAAGTACTACGTGCAAACAAAGCGGGACAATGGTAAACGATGCAGAATTGTCAAGCATACAACGGAGGTTTTATGAGGGGTGAATGTAATCTATTTGACGTAGAGATACTGGTTGACATTACCGTAGAGTTTACCAGCGAGGATGGGTTGATCGTCCTCGACTCTGTCAAGTGGCACGGCGTCGAGCTGGTCGAGATGATTGATCAACACGTCTACGATAAAATTGTTGAACACATTGTTGACGAAGAACTGTAAGCTGTGTTTATAATCTATACAGAAGCAGAAAAGTTTAATTTAAAAAAATTATCTTATAAGGTATTTAACCTATGAGTATCTCTAAAGAACAGAAAGTAAGTGAGCTTGTTGAACGACAGCTTGAGACGTTGACGTTAATTGAAGCTATGAACATCGCAGGTGGTTTCTTTACTGACTTGTTAGAATCAATGGACGACGAAGAAGTTGACGAGCTTTACACTGACATGGGGGCAGGACGTTATGGCATTCACTGAGACGCACCAGCCGTGTTCAGATTGCGGTAGCAGTGATGCGTTATCGTACAACGAGGACGGCTCTAGTTATTGTTTTAACTGTAGCAAGTACACCAAAGCCGCAACGAGGGATAACGTGAGAGAGCTAGGATCTATCAGCGATGCGCCAAAGCCATCGTTCAGTCAGACAGAACATCGGTTAATCACAGCGGAGTACCGTACGATTACTGACCGTCTCATTACAGGAACAACGGCGAAGAAGTACGCAGCACTCAAGCAGGGTGACGTTACAACATTCGGTTACTACAACCCTGACGATCCAACAAAGCCGATAGCCGCCAAGGTTCGTAACCCTGACAAGCGGTTCAGTATCGTTGGAGATTGGAAGAACGCAGGGATGTACGGCCAACACTTGTTCCCTGAAGGTGGTAAGTATGTGACTATCGTTGAAGGTGAGTATGATGCGTTAGCGGCTCACCAAATGACAGGTAGTAAGTATCCCGTTGTCAGTGTCCGTAACGGTGCAACGTCGGCGGCAAAGGACTGTCGCCTTTTTTATGATTGGCTGAACAGCTTCGAGAACATTGTTATTTGTTTCGATGCTGACGAGCCGGGACAGAAGGCAGCGAAGGAGTGTGCTGATCTGTTCGGTAACAAGGCAAGGATTGTTAAGCACGTCAACGGCTACAAGGATGCGTGTGATTATCTTGTTAACAATCAGGCGGAGATGTACACCAAAGTGTTCTGGTCTGCCCAGCCTTACACACCTGAAGGTATCGTTGGTGCTGGCGAGCTACGTGATCTGATTAAGAAGCCACTCACCAAGGCAGAGGTACAGTACCCGTTCGAGGGACTGAACAAACACCTGTACGGTATACGCACGGCGGAGCTGGTTACTATTTGTGCTGGCTCTGGACTGGGTAAGTCTACTCTCCTACGTGAGATTGTTAGCTCCATCATGGCACAGTCT